TTGAAAAATATAACGAAGCAGATTGTATCCAAAAATGGAACACTATTACATTCAGAAATGATGGTGAACGTCTTGGTATTAGCTCACTATATTACTGGTCTCGCACAGATAATCCGGAAGGATATCTGACTATCGAGAATTCAAATATCAGTCGTCTTCTTGAACAAGCATGTTCAGGTACAGAACACGATGTAGCTAAGGTCGTAAACGCAAAATTTCGTGATCTTTATAAATGCTGTGACTTTGGAAAGAATGTATGGTACAGATGGGCCGGACATATTTGGACAGAAACTGATTCAGGTGTAGATCTTCAAATCCGTTTGTCCTCAGAAATTGCTTCACTTTTCTTCAAAAAGATGAACGATATTGGTCGTGTAATGGAAGAGAAAAATCTGATGAATTGTGTTTCTATTGAATCTAAGGCTGATTGTGGATATTGTGAATATTGTAAGGAAGAAGCTAAACGTACTGGTCTAAACAAGATCTATACCAAACTTAAAACTACTACATTCAAAAACAATGTTATGCGTGAATGTCGTGAACTCTTCTTTGATGAACAATTTACTAAAAAGATTGATTCTAACAAAGAATTGATTGCGTTCAATAATGGAGTTCTAGATTTGACTACCTTTGAATTTCGTGATGGGAAACCTGATGATTATATGAGCTTCAGTACTGGAATTGATTATGATCCTGATAGAGCGTATCAATCCTATTCTGCGTGGGCTCAGATTGAATTGTTTCTCAGCCAAGTTCTACCAGATCCTGAAGTTCGATCATATTTCATGAAACATTTGTCTACCTGTTTGGTAGGCGGAAACAAAGCACAGAAATTCCATATTCTGACCGGTTCCGGTTCAAATGGTAAATCTATGTTGATGAATTTGACGGCTAAGGCTCTGGGAGATTATGCGGCAGTAGTTCCGATTTCTCTCTTCACTCAAAAACGTGGGAAATCTGGTGCTGCAGCTCCTGAAGTTATTCGACTCAAAGGTAGAAGATTTGTAACTATGCAAGAACCAGATGAAAAAATTGCTTTGAATACTGGACTAATGAAAGAGATCTGTTCATGCGAAAAAATGTATGCTCGTGATCTATTTAAGTCTGGTACAGAATTTGAAGTTCAAGCAAAGTTTCATCTAGCATGTAATGACAAACCTGAAATTAATTCAACGGATGGTGGTACATGGCGTCGTCTAATGGTAATTAACTTTACATCAAAGTTTGTTGAGAAACCTAGTGAACCATTTCATTATCCAATTGATGAAACTATTCAACATGCCGTAAATTCAGTAGATTGGGCAACACCCTTTCTCTCTTATCTGATTTCTACGTTTAAGACCGGACACGGATATCATAAACTGGTTCCTCCTGGAAAAGTTATGGAATATACTACGGATTATCGCAATGACAATGATGGTATTGCTCGTTTCATTACAGAGAAAATTGGATCTTCGGAAGAAGAGACCTTCGTATCTAAAGAAATGCTGAGATCATCATTTAAGCAATGGAAAGTTCAGAACGAACAGATGTCTCTGACTCCTTCTGATCTAGAAAAAAGAATTGTTGAATTGTATGGCAAATATCCCAAGGGTGGTTGGACAACATTTAGAATTCTGGATGCTTAATGCTTGCGAGTTTTACGTTTGTGTTTACGAACTTTGTGCCCACGAGTTTTTTTACGACCACCAGCAGTAGCTGGAACTCTAAATAACGGTTCCCACACTTGTTGTTCCACAGGTACTTGAAGATCTTTAAATTCAGCCTTATTTATACCACCAATTTCTGTTCCATATTTTATTTTTGCAATGTTAGTTGGGGGATCGGCTAGATGAATAAATGCTACAGACTTATTTATATCTTCAACCGAGATGAATGGTGAATCAATTAAAAGTTTAGTAGTACCTATAGTAACTTCAGTTTTACTATCACCTGAAATTGGTCTTACTTCTCCACCAATTATTTTTTCTACTTCTTCTTTTAATTGATCTTTTGGAATACTCATTTATAAGTAATAGATATTTACCGACGATGAGTTCGGCGTCTACGACGACCACCTAACATTTTGTCACCTTTTGCTGTTCCAAATAATTTACGCATACTTTTTCCTGATGCCGGATCATATCCAGTATGTTTTTTAATTCTACGTCCAGCAGTTTGAGCCATTGCCTGACTATCTTCTAGAACTTTTTGAACTGGAGTAGGTAATTGAGGTGGAGGAGCTTGGGACGTTACTGGCGCTGCAGAAGGTTTAGTCGCCAAGGGATTATTCTCTTGAAACCACTCACCCCAAGATGCAGCACCTCCTTTAGTTTTTCTGTGACGAGGCATTTACTTTACGCAGAGAAGTTATCTGCGACCGGCTACTGGAACATACTCTTTTAAGTAAGGAAGGGCAAACGATACTACCGCAAACACAATAGCTAAGTTGACACCTTGGACAATTAAATCACCAATATTCAACTTAATTCCACCTATGACAATCACTAATTTAGCTACATCACCTTCAGAGGAAGCTAGAGGAGATAATAAAGGTAAGACAAGATCACGGATAATAGCGTTAAAAAACTTTGTCAAAGACATACCCACATAAATAGCGACCGCAAACGTAAGTACCTGATTATCTACCATTTAATATAATGGACACAAAATTCTGGGGTCCTTCAGGATGGAATATGCTACATTTAATTACTTTTGAGCGTGGATCTCTTCAAAAAAAGAAGAAACTTTTTAGTGTTTTAGGTGAAGTTCTTCCTTGTAAATACTGTCGTCAATCTACAACAGAATATATTCATCAAGAACCACCAACAAATAATTTAGCTTTGTGGTTGTACAATCTACATAAAAAAGTTAATGATAAACTAGATTCGCAAGGGTTATATACAGCTCCGAATCCTGGATTTTCACAAGTTGTCAGAAAATATACTCATGAATTAAAAACTGCTCATCTACCTGGAATACCTTTTTTATTATCGATGGCATATAACTTTGATTCTAAGACACATTCACGTGAAGCTCATCAACAATTTTGGGAAGCCTTGAAAGACTTATATCCTAAACAAGGTTTACCTAGAATTCCTGAAATACATGATTGTTATTTTCGTGATGTCTTTGACATTTTAGTTGAAATGGGATTTGAAGGATCTTACTCTGAAACTCTTAAAGAAATAGCAAAACATAAAAGTGCTTGCTCAAAAAAAAGTTTTAGAGGTCGTACATGTCGTAAACCTAGAAAACAGTAATTTTTTTTGCCTTCCCAAAATCTCCATTTTGATCCAATGCTCTGTGAAGAACACGAGTCAACACACTCCGATATTTTGTTTCAATATCTGGAATGAACTCGATACACCTTTTAATGATCATTTCACGTAAGATTTTTATACGCAAAATTGGAGCAAACCGAGGTCGTAATACTTGAGCAAACGCTCGTGTTACAGCCGCAGGATTTGGAGTTTCCAATGCTTTTCTTACATACTTTAGCGTTTCTGTTGCAAGACACGCAATATGGTGCGATTCTATCGCATGGCGTGAAAGTTTTTTCACAATTGGACTTTTCTTGTACACACGATTTAAGTTAATTCTGGAATCATAATCCAGATAGTTAAACATATGTTTCCACAAATCCATGTGTTCATACAATACGTCCATGGTTTTATCTTTCTTCATTTTCTTGACAACTTTCCGTTTTAAGCTGAGCAAAGAATACTTTAAAATGAACTGTGCGATTTGTTGGGATACTATGGATATGGAAGAATTTAATGATGAGAATGAATCAACCGAAACATGTTTTAAACTTGAGTGTGGACATGCTTTCCATACAAAATGTATTGTATTAGCACTTCAAAAAACAAAACATTCTTGTCCTTCCTGTAACAAAGAAAAAACTCCTATTGAACAATTAGAAATTGTTGGACTTGCTCGAAAATTATTTATGCAAGCTATTCGAGATCCTGAAATTTCCGAACTACGTAAAGAATTTCTCATAGCAACTTCAGAATATCAAGCAAAACTACGTGAACATCGAAAAGCATGTACAGAAGCTGTTCATAATTTATCTAAAGAAATGAATATTCAAGAACATCGTTCATATTATTTGAAAACATTTAAGACAATCAAAAATTCAATGAAACAAAAAGTAGAAGAAATGGGACCTAAATATGTTGGAGCAGCTTTATTTAAAGATAATCGTTGGGATCCTCCAATGATTAATAATTTACTAATTCCTGGAATGAAAGAATGTCGATGGAAATTTTTTAGATTAAAACATCCTCGTTTTAGTACTTCAATTTTACCCTCATCTAAATCTAAATGAATTGGATTCTTCCGGTTGTTATAGGAACTACTGTAATGGTATACGTACACTCATTTAATAGAATTGTTAAACTCTATGAAAAATCAGAGCGAACTCTGACCTTGGACCACGTTTTACAGTGGTGAGTTAACAATTGCCGTCAAAGGCACTGTTACAATGTCCAAGCGATCTCCGTGCCGGTGAAATGTAATCACCCGCTCGCTGTGAGTTCTAGAAACGCTTTCCGGGCGAACACCCAAGACTGTAACCAGAATGTAGCTGCTGTACATCTTTACCCACACGCGATCGCCTTTCTTGACCATCGTGTGTTGTTGTACTCTCTGTATTCTCATAAAAAAAGAATTCATTTTTACATTAGAATTCTGAGTAGAACGCGTACCACCCACGCTTACCAAAGTACCTGAATGCGTCATTCACGGCTTTCATACTATTGACAACTCTGATCATGTACTCTTCCTCCGGATTGAACCGGTGGACGAGTAAGATGGCGTACTTCATGGTGTCTGTACTGGTGATATAAATAGAAAAAGAGTATCCGTTTTACAAGTAAAGGATGTTTGATGAAGAAACATTAGCGCAATTCAGAAAAGCATATAATTCTGAACATCCAAATGAACAACCTATTCCTGAAACTGATATTTGGAATTCTTTAAAAACTAGATTCCAAAAAAAATGTAAGTCCGGAAAAACATCATGTATTGTAGCTCATTTATTAACACGTCCTAAAGCTCCTGATTCATGGATTACTAAACCAGAAGATTGGTTATCTTCAACAGATATTGAACAAGTTGAACATGGTTTTGAAAAGTTATTCCCAAAATATAAATTTTTAGGTTGTATTCCTATTGATTTTGATTTGAAATCTCAATCTGGCCAATGTTTAGTTAATGTTCTCTGTTCATTAAAAGTTACTGAACTACATAAAAAAGGATTTCGAAAAATTGGAATTGTATTTAATACGGATAAACATGATGGTCCTGGAAAACATTGGTTTGCTTTATTTGCAGATATAGATGAAACCTTAGAATATCCACGTATCACATATTTTGATTCGTATGCTACTCAACCTGAAAAAGAAATTAATATTCTGATGACACGATGGAAACATGAAATTGATCAAATGGGTATGGGTAAAACTGAATTAACACGAAACACTACACGTCATCAATTCAAAGATTCTGAATGTGGTGTGTATTCTTTATATTTTCATTATTGTTGTCTACTGGGCATTCCTTTAGATGAACGAATTCCAGATGAAGTAATAAATAAATTTCGTAAACTTCTTTTTAAGGTAGGATAATAATGGAGACACCTTTCGTACAACAATACGGCCCTCCCTTATTTATTTTTTTAATGATTTGTATTGCTGGACTAATTTTATGGAGAACAATAGCAGGATCTGATATGGCTACTGTAAAACGAGCATCTCTAACTATGGGAACTTATGAACAAGTAACTCAATTAGTTCCTTTAGGATGTCCGACCGGAGATGATACACGATTATGTGATTATTATATAGCATCATCATCATATTCTGTATTTCCATCTTCTTCAGTTTATGACTACATTTCTGATGGAATTTTACCCTTGGTAATTAAAGCAGGTGCTCGTCTAGTAGAATTAGATATTTATTCTGATGCTGATGGGAAACCTGTAGTAGGCTTAAAAAATGAAACTATGGGATATGATTATGCTAAGAATTCAGTATCATTTGAATCTTGTTGTGTATCAATCGCAAATACAGCATTTAATAAAGTTGAAACTAAGACAGCGTCTGATCCTTTTGTGCTCAGTTTGATGTTTCATACGCAAAAAACTAATACTATGGAAGCATGTGCTGAAATTATGAAACAAACACTAGCAAGATTTTTCTTACCTCCTGAGTACGCTTTTGAAGGACAAGGAACTAAAGATTTAGCAACTGAACCTATATGTAATCTTGCCGGAAAACTTATAATTGTTTCAGGACCAGAAGTGAAAGGAGCTCCTGGAATGCATGAATTAGTCAATTTATCTTGGGGATCTTCTAATTTAAGACGTTTATCTTTTATGGCTGCTTCTCAACCTTATGATCATGAAGAATTAATTGATTCAAATAGAAAGGCAATTACGATGGTCATTCCTGATCCTGATCCTGATCTGAAAAATGGTAATCCTACTGTATTATTTGGATATGGATGTCAATGGATTATGATGAATTATGGTTCTTTGGATGCTATGATGGAAATCTATATAGGTAAGTTTCAGCAAGGAAGCGTGTTATTAAAACCCAGTTACTTAAGATATAAACCGGTCGTCTACAAAAAGCCCGCCCTCCCTCCACCTGAACATTCCTTTCAACCTATGGCTGCCACATCTCCGATTTATGACCATAATCCAAAGACCGGAGATAAATCTATTGTGTTCTAAGCAACGAGTATTTTCCTGCGTTTAAATAAAATGGCCAATAAGTGGATTACCCATATTAAGAAAACCATGAAAAGAATGAAGGCTCGTGGTACCTACAAGAAAGGTATGGGACTCAAGCAAGTGATTAAAGAAGCCAAGAAAGACTGGCATAAGGTAAAGAGTGGTGGTGCTGAAGAAGGTTCATCCTCTGAGGAAGAAGAGGAAGCGACAACTGTAGCAGCTGATGAAGCCGGAGAAGGTATGGGCGGACGTCGTCGTCGCAAGCATGGCAAAACTCACAGACGTCGTAAGCACTAAAAAATTATGCGTATGAACATATAAATGGGAGGTGGTCTTCTACAATTGGTAGCTTACGGAGCTCAAGACGCATATATTTCCGGAAATCCTCAGATCACGTTTTGGAAGGGTCTTTATAAACGTCACACTAATTTTGCTATGGAACCATTTCGTGTCAATATGAGTGGTGAACCTATCTGGGGAACGAGACAAAGTGCAGTTGTTAACAGATATGCTGATTTAATGTTTTCTACCTATATTGAAGTAGAACTTCCTACTCTTACTACTGCAGGGGGAACTACAGGAGCTCAATGGAATCATGGTTATTTAAATGGAGATGGAAGAACTCTTGGTTATAATCTTGTTGATCGTGTAGAAATTGATATTGGTGGACAAGTTATTGATCGACTATATTCTGAGTATATGGTTGTATGGTCTACATTGACCTTCTCTCTTACCAAACGTAATAACTTAACAAGTATGCTTAGTACAAGCAGGTATGACGGCGACAAGATGAGATTCGCCGCAAATCCAGGATGTACGGGCGGTAATGGTCGTCAATCTATTCCAAACGTCCTGTATATTCCTCTCCCCTTTTTCTATACTAAGAATCCAGGAACTGCTTTACCTTTAATTGCTCTTCAATATCATGAAGTTAAGATTAATGTTTATTGGAAATCTCCTCAAGAAGTTGCGGGAAATTACATTACAGGTATTCAAACTCTTCCTAACGCTACCTCTGCTGCCTTATATGTTGATTACGTTTATTTAGATACAGATGAACGTCGCCGATTTGCTCAACAATCACATGAATATCTCATTGAACAAGTTCAGTTTAATGAAGATGTGGGAATTAGTGCTTCATCTAAGCGTATTGATTTAACTTTTAATCACCCTGTCAAAGAACTCATCTGGGTTGTACAACCTTCTGATTATACGAATTGTAAAATTACTCCATCAAATTACAGATCAGGAGTAGGAGCAGGAAGTGCGGCAACACGTCTCACTCCGTTTGTGTATGACGGTACTCCTGTATTTCAACAGACTATTCAAATTAACGGACAAGATCGTTTAGATAGACGCTATGGAGATTATTTCAATAAGGTTCAACCTTTTCAACATCACACAGGTGAACCCATTGGAACTGGCGTATATTGTTATTCTTTTGCTATCAGACCTGAAGAACATCAACCTTCCGGAACTTGTAACTTTTCTCGTATTGATACGGCTACTCTAGTTCTAACTATAGATGGATCTGAAAGTATTGATGAAAGTAATGACACCACTTGGAATGTTCGTATATACGCTATAAACTATAACGTTCTTCGCGTAATGTCCGGTATGGGTGGATTAGCATTCTCCAATTAATCTTCTTCATATATATAATGAAAACTCGACGTAACCCTTTGCGTGGAGGTGTAAGTAGTTGTGGTCCATCTACTCCTATAAAAAATATATTAGATAGTTTTGCTAAATATTGGTGGGAATCGTTAAATATGGATGTTTGGCATTCTACTTCTCAAAGCGGATACTACTTTTCCGACAGAAAACATAATGATAAACCATGTTTTATGTCTGAAACTCATGTACATATTTGGAAAATGACTACTTCAGGAAATAAAATAAATGTATTCTGGGCAAAGAAAATTAAAAATGTTCATGTATCTGCCGGAACTGCCATAGTAAATAAAGGAGGAGTTGCGTCATGGTTAAAAAAGAAGATTAATGAAATTATTAAAGATAAACATTGTATGGATTCCTTACAAATTGCTGCCAAGAATCCTAAAATCTTTTTAACAAAACCCGAACTTAAAACACTTATGTTAGATCTTCAAAAGGAAACTTCTTAATCAATTATAATGATTTCATATTCACAACTCGGTCAAGATCTAGATGTACTTAATCTTTATTCCAATAAAACGGAAGGAACGTTTATTGAAATAGGAGCATCTGATGGAATAACATTATCAAATACATATTTACTTGAACAATTCGGATGGAAAGGAATTTGTGTAGAACCTATTCCTGAACAATATGAATTATTACAAAAAAATAGGACATCCATAAATGTTAATAAAGCAGTGTATAATCTGTCCGGACAAGACATAACGTTTACAGTTGCGCCAGATTCATTCTTTTCAGGTATTACTAGTGAAATTGATAAATATCCTTCAGTAAAAGATACCGGCACTACAATTTCTGTTAAAACAATATCTTTGAATGATTTAATTTCCGAATCTGGATTACCGACTTTTATTGACTATTTATCATTAGATACTGAAGGATCTGAATATGAAATTTTGAAGGCATTGGATTTTTCCAAGTATAAGTTTGGAACAATTCATGTTGAACATAATTATGTTATGCCAAAACGTGAACAAATTAGTTCCTTATTACTTTCGAATGGCTACAGATTTTTAAAACAAAATAGGCACGATGATTATTATGTCCATGAATCGGTTATTGTATCTGCAAATTCAAGACGAGAAATTTCTAGGTTTTTTTGGAATAAAAAATTTTCCGGAATAAACTAAAATGCCTTCTAAAACATTGAAACGAGGATCTAGAAGACAAGTATGGACCGGAAAAGCTGAAATGACT